ACGATCCTGTACTGATGTTCCTCAAGCCCAACCGCCTTCAACAACTCCAACACGTTGATCCCACCAGAAGAACCATCACGCTCGACATGAAGATAGATCATCGCGTCAGGATGAGTCTTGGCAAAGATTGCGAACGCCAACAAGTTCTCGCCAAAAGATTTGCGTGAAGGGTTCGCACCCTTGTTCGCTGCATTCATCATGACCACAAACTTGTCTTCAGGGATCAGCATCAGTTCACGACCAGTTGCCTCACCGGTGGAACTCTTATATTTATTCATTGGCTTGAACACAGGTTCAATACCGTGAGGCGCATAGAAGTGTTCGATGCCTGCCTGATCCAACATCTCTCCACCGAACTTAGACATGGCGATTGGCTTCACGTTAGGACGAGCGCACCACTTCAACACTTCCTCTGGACACGGTGAGTGATCAATCGGAACCCATGAAGCTATGTTCGGACAAAGATCAAACGATGGAGATTTGAACACCCACACATCAAACAGAGTCATCAAGATTGGTGGGATATCTTTGTTTCCGTTAGCCCAATCCATCCAATGCGCAACCATGATGTCATCTGAATATGGTGCGTTCCCTCGCGGATAAATCTTCACACCGTTCCACATTGATGTTGAACCTTCCAGTCCATACATTGCGTGGATCGCTACTTCGTGTCCTTCTTGCGTGAGCCTTGGGACGATTTGCGCTGTTTGCTGGCCGTAGCCGGAGTGCGTGAAGGGCGCGTTGGAATACCAGAGCGTCCTGAGTCGATTGGGATTGGTAGGTCTGCCACTTCGGGCAAGTGTGCCACGCCCCGCTGCAAGAGCAGGGTCGCCTCCAGGTCGGGCAGGTCGATTGGTGTTCCTTGAATTATTACCAGCATCTTTCACTTCCTTCTCCTTCGCAGTGGCAGGGTAAATAGAAATAGGGTCGCAACGCCCTGCGTGTTCGTTGCGACCCTAAGCCTAGGGTATTTATGGGGATCAAGTCCCCTTCAGCCTTATGGCTGGAGGAGGTGCTTGATGTGTGAAGTTTGTGGCAAGTTGCCGTCTACACGGAATGTGCAGCGGAAAGTCCGAAGATCTGCGCTGAATGCGAAGTCATCCGAAACATCAATCTTGATTCCACCAACTTGTCGCACATAGTACGAAGGAAGGTGACCAACGATGACGGACTTGGTGCCTGTGGCAACGTCGGCCATCGAGGGGTTCTCGAAGATCTGTTTTCCGAGCAAGGTGTCTGGGACATCAATGGCCAGCGATGGGCTGAACAAGTAGATGCCGTCAGTTGACTTGATCTTGCGGGTTGCACCGATGGTCTTACCATTCATCATCCAGCCGACACCAGGAAGGTTCCTGGCTGCACCGTTGAGTGAGTAGTAAAGGTCGATCAGGTTGTCACCTGTGAAGGCTGTTGCAGTTCCAGCGGTACCACCAACAGACGATGCTGTGACGATGCCGTTTGGCTGTGCTGATCCTGAACCGGTGGTCAAAGCTGCACCAACACGGAAACCAAGTTCGGCTCCAGCCTGGCTTGCGATGAAGGACAGAATGTCCACGCCAGCATCTTCAATCATTTCACGCGAAACCTGTACAAGGAACGAAAACTTGTAAGCAGACATCGTGATGAACGAGTTGAACACTGGATCGGATTCTGCGATTGCAGTTGCTTCGCCAACGATTGCTGCCGTCGAGTACTGCGCCTGCGATGGAATCTGCAAGTTCTCTCCACCATTGGTGTTCAACACCGTTGATGTTTGGAGGACTGGTGCAGCCAAACGGGCGAGGCCGATGACTTGGTCGTAGAACGACGTAGGAACTGGCGAACCAGTCTGGGTCTTGATGACATCGCGCTTCTCAAAGTGTGCGCTGCGTACTTCGCCCTTGGCCAACGAACGCATGATTGCTGCGTCATCAACTACTGGTGCGGAGGACACTGGGCGAACCTGGTCAGAGATTTCGCGGGTTGCTGCATCGAAACGCAGTTCACGAGCTTCATCTTCACGGATCTTGGCGATGGTCGCTGCGCGGTCATCGAGTTCCTTGTTGATTCGGTCGTAGGTCTGTGATTCTTCTGCTGTGAGGTCACGCTTCTCGGCAGTGGCTTTGTCCAAGATTGACTTGGCTTCGTCCCATGCGCGTTGACGGATTTCAACTTGACGGTCTAGATATTCTTTCATGATATTTCTCTTTTCGGTTTGATTACGGATATGGATACGCAGGGAGAACTCAACTCAACCTGATGCGGCTCCGCAATCAGCAACATCGCAGCGGCTCCGCTGAACAATGCAGTACTAGAAGATTAGACGGTCTTCTTCAACAATTCAAGGTGCTTCGCCATGATGCCGATGTGGGCTGGCGCAGCCTGTGGTGTTGGTTCAAGTTTGGCAACTGTTTCACGAAGCAAAGCTGCGTGATCTGGTGACAATGTTTGACCTGCTTCAAGGTTCGTAATCGCTACAGCAAGCCGATCAGCGTCGATACCGGTACGGGTAGCAAGCGCATCAAACGAACGAACAGAGGCAGATGTGGCCGAGTAGGCAGGGAAACCTGTGACGACCGAAACTTCATAAAGTTTGATCTGACGCAGTTCACGATACTGGCCGTCATCAGACCACTTGTCGCCACCAGAAGGAACGGTAAAACCGAACGACATCGAGTCCACGTCTTTGCGCTTCATCAAGACCGACAAATCACGACCAACCGAAGTGTCAGGAAGTGTGGCATCGACTAGCAAACCTTTGGAGTCCTCTGACAGGCGCAAAGTCTTTGCGCGTGTTGTGGCGAGAAGCATGCTTGAATCGTGGTTCATATACATGCGGATATTGTTCCGAGACTTCAGGGACTTATTGAACGCACCAGGTGCGATCCGCTCAATAAACGGTAAAGGCTCGGAATCAGAATTGAACACTGCGGCATAACCTGTGAACGACATACCGTCGCCAGACTTGTCTGCTCGCAACTCAAACTCGTTGAACGTGACGCGGCGTGTTTCAACCTGTTCTTCCATGTTTGAAAGACTAACAGGAAATGAACTCAGCATTCTAGAAGATTTGGGGTGAGCCTTCGGAAGCAGATCGTTGTCGCTGATGTAAGCGTCATTCTCTGGTCGACCATTACGCAACAAATACAAGAACGCATTCACACGGGCATAAGCCCACTGATCACGAGTCATACCTGGACGATGCGAAGTTGAATACGCTCCAGCACCACGACGGAACACAGCCCGCAACATCCCAATCGTTGCACGCTTGCCAGCATTGTCACCAACATTGTCATTGTGTTCATCAACCTTGTTCGCTAACCCTGTCTCAATCGCCTCAGACAACTCAATCGTCTTCTCACCAGCAGGAGCCTTCGCAGAACCAGGAGCGTTCTTATCTGAACCCGTGATCTGATCCTTCTTCGGTGCAGGAGCATCAGCCCGCTCATCTTTGATCTGCTCAGCCTTCAACATAAACCAGTTCATCGCAGGCTCAGGATCAAGCGGGTTGATTCCCCACAAATAGAACGCCACAGCACCGGCACCAGGGAACTCATCGTTGTCAGGATCAGAGTTCTTTGGTGCATCAAGATCGACTAGATGTCTTGCACCCCAAGCATTGGTGCGAATCACCTTGTCTTCTGTGATGTCACCTCTGGCCATGTCACGAGCCTCACGCACCGTGCGCTCAACCAAACCATCACCAGCCAAGCCTTGACCGTAGTAGTCCAAACCTTTGCGAGCTGCGTTGCGAATGTAGGTTGGCAGATTGATTGCAACTTGACGCACCTCATCTTCCATCTCGTCTTCGTCTTCTTCCTCTTCTTCATACGGTTGCCAAGCGTTGCAATAGAAACCGCCATCAACATACGCATCCCAACGCTCGCACCAAGCCTTTAGATTGTCGCCCTCACCTTGAACATTATCTTCGTTGTAGAACACACAGTTGCCACATGCTCGACCTTCAGGAACATCAGGTGACAACGCAGGACGATAGTTGTCCGGCAACGCACGTTCACCACCAGGTTCCATATCTTCAGCAATCGACACAGCCACCATCTGATCAATCGCATCCTGCTTCGTCGTATGGCAACCAATGACTTCACCGTCATCCTTTGTGGTTGCCCAACCCGCGCAGCCCTCCGCTTTGTCTGTAATGAAATAAGGCATCAGACCAATAACAATACTTCAGCATCGTCATCCAAGATGCTGAATGTGACCAAACCTGTTGCAGCGATGACCGCACCACCCAGCATGCTCGACCCAACCGCAGACACCAGACGTGGCTTCTTTGGTTCATTGATCTGAATCGGAATCTCTTTGGGCTTCGGTCTAGGCTTTGGTCTTGGCTGCGTGTAGGGCTGATAACCAACACCATCATCAACCGGTGGAGGTGCAGGAGGTGAAGCCTGTGCTGTAGCAGTCGCATCCAACCCACCAAGACTGGCCGCAGCGAGCACATCTTTCTTGACTTTCGTTGTGGCAGAAGCATCAAGCCCACCCAAGCCCGCAGCCGCCACCACATTCTTGCCGACCTTTGTTGTAGCAGCCGCATCAAGCCCACCCAAACTCGCCACCGCAACAGCGGCCTTCCTTGTCTTAGCCTGGGCAGACGCAACCAAACCACCCAACGCAGCAGAAGCGGAAACAACCTTGACGATAGTTGCAGTAGCCGCATTGGTCAAGCCGCCAAGAGTCGATGCCGCAGTTGCGACAGTTAGAAACTCACCACCATCCAACACTCTTGTCCCATCAAGTGCTGACGAGTCAAGAATGAACGCGGCACCACCACCAAGGCCGAAGCCTGTGTTGTCAAGTGTGGTTGAGTCAAGTACGAACCGTTGAACGGCCATCACAAACCTACGAGGCGAGCGTCAACGAAGCGGTGAGATTACCTGCGTCAATCGCATAAGTATCACCAGCGTCATACGGGTTCGCAGTAATCGTTCCAGAGAACAAGAAGTTGCCTGTCGTCAAACTATCCCAAGCTGTGAAATGGTTGGCATCCTGAGACCCAGCAATGTTTGTCCAAGTCACATCATCATCAGAAGTCAACACACCAGCAGAAGCCACACCAAACGACACAGCCTTCCGCGTTGTCTCGGTTGCAGGGTTCGCAGTCCCATTGGCACCAGGATCACCGACATGAAGTTTCACATACACTTGCGCAACAGCGAACGATGTGTTGTTGCCCAAAGCATTCAGCCAAGCGTTGCCAAGATATGCACCAATTCCGTGTGCCATTAGTCTTCAACCCTTTCAGTGATCGTCAAGATACGTCCATCACTGTCACGCTCAACAGTGCGAACAGTTGGCTTTGACTGTGGCATGTTGACACGAACCACAGTCTCAGGAACATTGATGATCGGTGCAGGAACATTCACAGCCGGAGGCGTGTAGTTCAACACCACTTCAGGCATATTGATATTCATATCTTGCGACTTCACTTCGTA